CTACAGTACCGTACCACATCTTCATCGTCTTATCATCTCCACATCTTGTGTATACATTCTATCAGGGCCATCAGCAACTATATTATGCTCTATACCAGAAACCAAATAGTTTCCGTCATGCTTAGAGAAATTAGTTTTAGATGATCCAGATTTTAATTCGATTACAATACCTACTGATAATAATGGTATGGCGTCAACACCAATAGCTCTCGTTTTAATTGAGAAGCTTTCTACTCGGTCACGCATACACGTATCAACAGAAGTAACATCACCATTGTTAAGTAAAGGTGTTGCTGAATCCTCATATAGATCCTTTCTGTATAGACGTTCTATCTCTAAAGCGCCTATAGTTTCCCCAACGGTAACACTATTAAATTTGGAATTCTCTACATCAAATATAGAATACGTTTTACCATACACACCTAAGTTGCTCTTCATTACGTTATTAGTGTATGCCGAAGAGACTACAACTTCAGAAGCTACACCAATCCCAGCATTACCGTTAGGATCATTAATTGATTCTGTAGTGATAGCGAACATCGGATCTTTAGAACTCATATCAGTTAATGATTCTAGTGTAGTAATACCACCATCAATAGCCTTTTGGTAAAGGAACATCGGACGAGTTTGCTCATCGTACGAGTTTAGAACCAATAATTTTAAAACAGATTTAGGATTAATATTAGGGGCTATGTAACGTCCGTTAGTTTTAGTGTGTGTAACAATGTGTAAGGAGTCTGTTCCAAACTTATCCTCATAGATCTTACCGATCATATCAGACGTTCTTCCCATGAATACTTTAGATATCGTGGTTAAACCGTTAATCATATTATTAATAGAGGCCAGCTCTATTGTGTATTCTTTGTGGGTTAGGTTAGTTAAATTAATATCTTTAACCCCGTCCAAATAAAACGAATTACTTGTCATCAATCCTTTATATTCGTATTCTATTGTTATCTTGTTGTTAGTATGTATCAACGTATCAATAACATTAGAGCCGTCCATAACCTGCATATAACCACTCAAGTCTCCATGGATTGATTCAGTTATACCGACGTTCTTAACAATCTCTGTAATGTCTTGAGACTTACTATCGAACTTTAGTAATACTTTGAAAGACTTTAGAACGGCCATTACTTAGCGATCTCTTTCTGGAACTCAGTAACCACTGCTTCTATGTGTTCTGTTCTTATAGCTTTAATGTTACGGTTTTTATCGTTCTCTTGTACTTCCCACTCATAGAACGAGAACGGCTTAGTACCAGCTTCACGTTTAGCTACTGGATCACCCGTTGATAAGTCTACATGATACTTCGGAGCATTCATAGCTGAGGAGATTGATGTAGCGATAACAGAGTCAGACGAGTTAAGCCCTAGTATAGACTCTCCAGTAAGAGAGAATGCTGTTGTGGATACCAATTCAATAATAAGATAATGGTCGTTTACGTGTATCTCTTTAACAGTACCAATAGCTTGGGATAATAAACCTTTAACGTTCTCACCAACAGTAAACTTATTGATTAGTGTATCATCGGTTAACACAGCTAAGTTTTTATATTTCTTTTCGCTGTATTCTTTTAATTGTGCTGTACTCATCGGCCAATCATTCCAAATATTTTTAATATTAGAATTAAGTAGGAAGAACGTCCAGTGATACCAAGGCGTGCCATATAATCTTTGAGAAAGAGTGTCGGGTCTTTCCCCTTCTATAACGGTTACTGTATTATAATAACCTGTGTTATTAATTAGCGTGTCGGAGATCTTTATATTATTAGTTAGGTTAACTAGTGTATCAGTTATACCATCACCATTAATATCGATGTTTACTTTATTGAAGTTCTTAAAATACATTAGTAACCGTCCGCAACGTCTTGTTGATATATTGGAGTAATTTCTTGTAAGGTAACAGAGAAGTCCATCTCTACAGGGGCGTTATCACTAAACACTGTAGCAGCTGTTGGACCGTATGTAACGTTGACCGCAGTTATTACTAGAGGTGGAAGTTGGATCATATCCTTAACACCATGGAAGGAGACAACAATCTGATCAGGAACCTTTAGAGTTATCGCTGTTTCTCTGTCCGCGTGAGCAGCCATTCTGAATCTTTTTATAATATCTTTACACATAATGGACTCGTCAGGAGAGTCTGGTAGGAATTTAAAACCGAATGAAAAGCTTCTTAACCCTGTAGACTTATAGCGTAAGTATTCGTTAGGGTTTACTGTCTTACCACGATTACGTTCCAACTCACCTTTAATAGCATCAGCACCAGCGCCACCGAAGAATGTAGATACTAAACCACCAGAGATGGCGTTACCTAAAGCAGCACCGATAGCAGGGGCAGCGTGTATTGCTAATGTAGCCACGTCTGTCGCACCAAGGTCTTTAACATAACCAATGCCTTCATCTAATACTTTCTCAAGGGAAGCAGCCATCATTCTAGTGTCTTCATGATAGTTCATAGAGTCACCTATTTGTATCGATGGAGTCATGTATAGTATTGCTGTATCTTCTACCCGTTGTTTAGGTTTCCAAGCTTTAAAGGCTGTGTTCCACTGCTTCCGTTGAGCTTCAGCCATAGCAGCTGCTTTCTCGGCTATTGTCGCACTATCAGCAGCCCCTGTTTTAGGGTTAAGTTCTAACGATACAGCAGGCTGATTAGAGTAATCCATCTTAATGAATTCGAACATAATGTACGGTTGTGTGTTGTTCCTCTCGAGGGTATTAAGACGCCCTTCTTTAGAGAATTCCTTTACACTCGAGAACCCTGTAGTCGCTGCAGTGGGGTGACTACCACCATCAAACTCCCCAGATATTGTATTGTTAGACGAGTTAAAATTAACCGCTGTAGAATTGTCACCCAATGAACTTGGGTATGCTAGTAATTTATTACTCGCCATTGTATGTACCTTTCTGATTTATACTATTATTTATAAGGATAAATAGGATGTATGAGAAAAACATATTCAGGAAAGTACAAAGTTAAGAAACCCGAGAAGTACAAGGGGGACCCGTTAACAGTAACATATAGATCTATGTGGGAGAAGAACGCATTCAAGTGGTGCGAACGTAACCCCGCAATCAAATGGTGGAACTCTGAGGAGACCGTCATTGGCTATATATGTGGCACTGATAAGAAACCCCATAGATACTTCATTGACCTTACAATAAAATATATAGATGGCCGTGTATTATTGGTAGAGATTAAACCAGATATACAGACTAGACCACCTAAGAGGAAGAACCTTAATGAGTCGTTAGCTTATATAAAGAATATATCTAAGTGGAAGTATGCTAAGAGGTATGCTGCTGATAGAGGTTATGGCTTTGAGATATGGACAGAACACACACTTGAATCTAAGGGTATTAATACCAAGAGTTTTAAGTATAAAGTATCAAAGACTAAACTAGGGAAGAAGACTTGGAAAAGTTTCAAAAGCTTATAAATAATAGCATGAGTAACATAAAGGAAATATAGTGGCAGATTCGCTATTCGATAAGTTAGAGGCTGAAGCATTCCGAAGAGGATTAGCTAAGAAGTCGAAAGAAGCACAGACGTGGTTCCGTAATAAGGCGCGTGGTGTTGACGTTAACATGAACACGATGATTAAAGACTCGCGTTTAGTTAAGAAGTCTCGTCCAAGAGTCGGTGATATGTTTATGTATCATTACGATCCTAAGCACCGCAAGACGTTACCTTACTATGACGCGTTTCCTTTAACTATAATGGTACAACAAGCTCCAGGTGGTTTTTATGGGCTTAACTTACATTACCTACCGTTAAGACAACGCGCTATATTTCTTGATAGATTAACAGAGATAGCAAACAACCAGAAATACGATGAGACCACTAGGTTGAAGTTGAATTACGGTTTATTAAAACAGGCAGGGAAATACAAATACTTTAAGCCGTGCTTTAAGCACTACCTTACTAGTCAGATCGATTCTGATATAATGAAGGTTGAAGCCTCCGAGTGGGATATTGCGATATTCTTACCGACAGAAAGGTTCCAAGGTGCTAGTAAATCTCAAGTTTGGAAAGATTCCAAAGGAAAATATTAATGTCATTACCAGCAAATATCGATTCATTAAAATCTACAATATCAAGACGTGGTGGTTTAGCGCGTCCTAATAGGTTTGCTATCTATCTGACTCACCCTTCTACTACTAGAGGCAGTCTATTAAACTTGGATTTAGATAGTCTGGTTAATAGTTTCGTTGGGGGTGGTGGTCTAACTAGTTTATTCAACGACCCCAGAGATATGTTCTTACTATGTGATTCAGTGACTGTCCCTGGAAAGCGTATTACCACAATGGAACAAACCACATCTCACTTCACAGCTAAGAAACCTTATTCTATGTTGGTTGAGGAAGTAACAATGACCTTCAACCTAACAAACGATTATTATGTTCGTAAGTATTTCGATGAATGGCAAGATATGATTATCAACCCTGATTCGTATAAGACCGAATATAAGAAGAACTATTGTAAAGACATCACCATCCAACAGTTAACACCTAGTAATGATATAGTGCCTTCTTACTCAGTAAAATTAGAGTCCGCTTATCCTGTAGCGATATCATCGGTAGATCTATCCAACTCAGCTGATAACACTGTCGCTCAAATGACAGTAAGTTTCGCATACACTGTTTGGAAAGATCTTTCTATAGCGGATGGGTTTGGTGAATTGGCTTCAATGGGAAGTGATATTTTAGGCGAAACCGCCTCTACAGTGAAAAAATTATTTAATTAAATATGGAGTAGTATTGATATGTTGCCAAAAATAGCAACCTCAAAGTATGATATGATTGTCCCTTCAACGGGAACCCAAGTAACTTATAGACCTTATCTTATTAAGGAAGAAAAGGTTCTAATGATTGCGTTAGAATCTAAGAGCGAAACCCAGATCGAAGGGGCTATTCTACACATTATAGACTCTTGCGTTGAAGGTGGGACTAAGAAGTTAAACCTGACATTATTCGATGTAGAGTATATGTTCTTGATGCTCCGTAGTAAGTCCGTAGGTGAAGGCGTTAAGTTAACCCCTCATTGCGAGTCTTGTGAGGAGACCACCGAAGTCACTATTAATTTAGAGTCTTGTGAGGTTAAGAACAAGAGCGATAAAGCCGAGCACCAAGTAAAGCTTAGTGACGAGTTAACCGTAGACGTACACTTCCCTCGCGTAGGTGATAGTGGTGAAGGAAAGACTGAGAGTGATAAGATCATCTCTACTGTTTCCCGCTGTATTGAAACGATTTACTATGGGGAAGAAGTATATAATACTGCTGACTCTAGTAAAGCAGAACTAATTGAATTTGTTGAGAACCTTAACAATACTCAATTCCAGAAAATAGCGGACATATTATTAGCCGCGCCTTATGTAGGACATGATATTAATTTTAAATGTCCTCATTGTGGTCACGAAAATGTTAAAGAGTTAAAAGGGCTGATTGATTTTTTTATGTAGCCCTTTCACACGATTCTTTAATATCACATTATAAGATTAATTTTGAGTTGGTTTACCAGCATAATTTTACTCTGACAGAGTTAGGTGATATGTTGCCATGGGAAAGGGAGATATATCTATCAATGCTCACTAATAGGTTAAAGGAAAAAGAAGAACATGCCAAGAAGAGATAAATTAAACGCCCTCAATAAAGAGTTGCGTGAGTCTAATGCGGGTCGGAAAGAAATGGCCGAAACGCAAGAACAAAACTCAGGGCTTTTAAAAGGTATCTTGGGTGAAGCCGAGCAGATCAAAGAATCTCTCTCTAAGAACGGTTTATTAGAGGAAGAGAAACGACGTGAAGCTGCAGCAGCTGCCCGCAATACATTACCAGAGAGATCTGATAGTGGTTCTTCTGCCTTATCTGGTGGGATGATGGAAGGTTTATCATCATTATCTGGACTTGGTGCTGCCTTACTAGGGTTAGCTGGTGGTGCTATTCTTATGGCTGGAGATATCGGTGGTATCTTTGGTAAGATTGGTGGGGCTTTACTAGGTTTTTGGGGAATTAAGAAATTACTTAAGGGTGGTACTTGGAAGAAGTTACTTCCATTATTAGCTCACCCAGCTACATGGGTTGCCGCAGCAGCACTAGGGTTAGCGTTCTATTATGAAGACGAATTGGCTTCATTCTTTAAGGTAGACCCTAAAGCATCTGGTGACGGATATGACTGGGGATCTTTCTTCTCAGGGTTTAGTTCTACAGAGTTACTTGCTGGTGTTATCGGTGGTGTAGCTGCATGGAAAGCTAGAGGTATCTTCGGTATAGTTGGTAAAGCTGCGTTAATGAAGATGGGTGTATCCGCTGTATCAATAACTAAGATGGGTGGTCTATTAAAGAATCCACGAACTTGGATTGTAGCTGCAGCAGTTGGTCTTGCCTTTAACTTCTCTGATGAGATAAAAGCATATTTCGATAGTGAAGCTCCTGCCACAGAAGAAGACGGTATAAGCTATCTGGAAGCTGCTGGTTGGGCATTGTTAATTCCAGGCTCAGGTAAACTTGTAGCTTCTATGGGTAAAATGCTCATGGCAATGGGTCGTAGCGTAATGATTGGTATGTTCGGTAGAGCCGTTGTAACAGGTGCTATCGGTGGTGGTGCTGTTACCGCTGGCTTATTGTCTGGACCTGTTGGTTGGGCTGCTCTAGCTGTACTTTGCGTAGGGTATATGTTCAAAGATGAGATTGGTGACTTTGTAGGAGGTCTATGGGAAGATAGTGATTCGCAACTCGCTATTGCTACCGCTACTAGATCTATGTTCGGTAGTCATATATCAAATTACTCAAAGAAAGAAATAGAGAGGTTTAAAAAGTTCACAACCGATCAACAACTAAGTGAACAAGAGAATCTGAAGAAACAATTAGAGGACTCTGATAAAGCAATCTTAAAGGTTCGTGCTAATTTAAAATTGAACGCGGCAGATATAGCAGGTCAAGATGGTTCGCTTGATGGTGCTGATATTACTGCAGGTGTCAATAGGACACAAAAGGCTGTTCTAGAGAAAGAATTGAATAAAGAATTAGAATGGCAAAATACCTTAAAAGGTAATCTAGGTGTCATTGAAAGGTTATTGTCTACCGATGATAACCAGCTAACCAATTCTACTAACAAGGAACTAGTTGTATTAGCTGCGGAAAGTAAAGAACTAATGGATGACTTGGTTAAAGCCAACCTTGCTACTGCTGTTAGTTTTAGTACAAGTATAGAAAGGTTAGGTGATAAGCTTGGTAAGACTAATTACGATAACTTCACCGAGAAGCTTTTAAAAGGTGAAGCAGCTGTTAAAGAACTTCAAATGAAGTTGGATAAGATTAATGGATTACTTAAGCCTTCACTTGGTTTGAGTATTGAGTTTATCCCTATGCCTCAGGCTAGTACGAGCGGTAAACTACCTTCCTTGAACTTAAACGATTCAGCACCTACTGACATTGGTGGTCATCCTAGTGCTGGTGCTACTAGTATTGTAGACGCTTCCACCCATAATAGTAGTACCAATACACAGGTCATCTACACTAGAGACTCGTATGGTATGGACAGAACTATGATGGACTATACTGATCAGATGCGTCAGTACGCTTAAAATTAAGGCAAAAAAAATCCCCCAATTAAGGGGGATATTCGTTAGGCTTCAGCAGCCAGTCGTTCAAAGTAACTCATCGTATCACCACCTGAAGGTTTAGGAGTGTCAGCAGCCATAATAGGCTCTACTGGAGTCACTGCGTCTTCAAGTTCCATTTCCTCAGCAGAGGTCTTCACCCCACCAGTCTCACCTAATACACGGGTTAACTTAAGCTTAAGCTCATCGTATGCCTTGTATGTTGACGGATCGGTAAACTCTTTAAGGGAATATGCCTTATCGTAGATCGCTTCCAACTTATCATCTTCAGCCAAGGCTGCAGGATTATCGAAAGAAGAACGGTCGTAGTTACGATATCCATCTACCTGTGCGATCTTAATCTTAAAGTTCGCGCCCTTCCATAAGTCGAATGGGTTAACAGGGGTTTCGTCTTGGAACTGAGGTTGCATAGAGTCCATGATCTTATCAAAGATCTTCTTGCCGTATTCATAAAGGAATACTTTACCTTCGTTCTCTGGGTTACTTGGATCGCTAACTATGTAAATATTAGATACATAATGTAGACGACGTTTCTGGTCACGAGCGGTCTTCTTGTCGCTTTCAATGCCAGAGTTCCATAACTTCGTATTCATTTCTGATACTGGGTCGTCTTTTCCTATTGTAGTTAGTGATTTCTCAACATACCACTGACCAGTAGGACCTTGAAAGAAGTGATCCCAATACTTAGCCCAAGGAAGATCATCCCCTTCGACCTGTGGTAAGAATCGGACAACAGCATAGCCGTTACCTGCTTTATCCACGGTTGGTTTCCACTTGCGTTCGTCTTTGTACGATGTGTTGCTCTTCTTACCACTATCAGCTTCTGCTGCTGCGGTTAAAGAATCTAGTTTCATTGCACGTGCTTTTAAGTCTGAAAAACTCATTTTATATACTCCGTTGTATTAATTTGTATTAATTAGTATCATTGTGTAAAGGTCTTTAAAATCAGGTTCTTCATCTTCGTTCTATCGAAGTCCAAGAACTGTTGATATTTAATGACTTTCTTATAGATATCAGGCCACAGTATTGTTTCCGTAATCTTTGAATTGGCACCCTCAATAAAACCAGTAAGCCTATTCATTATACACACTGTCTCGAGAGACAATGTTCCTTCCAAATATAGATCGATAATCTTAGGGTATAATTTACCATCATTCCCTAACAACGTACCTAAGTCCATATCCGAAACATCTTCTAATTCATTCCTGAATATATAAGATAAACTATCTATACGTTTTAAGAACTGTGTATAAGTGTCCTCATCCCGTATCATATCACCAACCCACTTATTACCTGCTACCTGATGGCAAGCAAAGTATTTGATAATCTCTTTCTCATCCTTAAAACGGCTGCCAATCTTAGTTAGTTGGTACTTGTCGTTTCTTCCCCAGTAGCTCTTCTGGGTCACGTTAGTCTTAAACCTATACTTGAAACAATCATAAGAAGGACTGTTAAAGTGTAGGTTAACCGCGTGAGAATATTTGTAAGCTTCAAAACCATCCATAACCATATTATACCTCAATCACACCCATAAGTCAAGTTAAATAGGCAAAGTATATGAGGGATTTCCTCCTACAATCATATTCAAATCCATTGCTTCGACTTCTAAGTGTTCCACAATGGACTTAGATAACAACCGCTTACAATCCCTTGGGTCAACTTCGTACTTCTCGCACACAGCAATGATGGCATCCAAATACTCAACGTTCCTGTTGTCTCTAATATAATCTTCGATTAGCTTCGAGAAGTTCTGTTTGTTAATATCTATTGGCATCGGAGTATCACCGTATCCTTATTGATTCGCCCAGTAGGAATACGCTTAACTGTCTTCAGCGTCTCTACGAGCTTGGTTATTTGTTTAGGGGTTTTCTTTAAAATATCAGGAAGTATATCAGCAGGTTTGCGTAACGCCATAACCTGAGAGAAGTCAGTACTAAACTTCTTGATAGTGGAACCACTAACCTGTAAGCCATCAGGAGTATCTGAGACGTATATGGTTAATTGTCGTGTTTTAGTATTGAACAAGTAGAGGTTCATCGACCCAGGAATTAACATAGGGTTGACAGACGTTAGCTTGTAGTCAGCGTTACTAGTCTCGAAATTTAGACGTTCGACCTGTTTGTCCGCGCCTTTCGGCTTCTTAGCCTTAATGGTTCGGGTTGCCTTCTTAGAGTTCTTGAATAGATCTACATCGGCAATAAGTCCTTCTAAGAATACTACACGGGCTTTAACTTCCCGCATCGTAAGGTCTGGATACGCTTCCTGTATCTCTTCGTCCTTATCAATGTACAACCTATAGTCTGTTAAGAACTCATTGATCCAAGCGAGTATATCAGTGAATGATTTGATGTCCTTAATAGTCAATTGATTGTATAAGTTATACTTGACCTTAGTGGCCTCTTTACCAGCCAACCACATATCCTCTATATCGTATAGATCTTGGACAATAGTAGTTAAGGCGACTTCACGAGTCCTTACAGAAGGAGCAACAACAATCTTAGTCACCTCCGTCTTCTTGACATCAGCAGCAGTTCTGTTGATTAGATCACCAGTAGTATATAACCGAGCGAATCGATCTTCCATCCAACGTCCAGCTTTAGACCACTGTCCGTCAAACTTATTACCTAGTGCTGTCCAATAACAAATAGAGGCGAGGATAGGGAGCGTAAGCTCGTGTGAAGGGTTTGCGAGGATAGCCGTATAGTGAGGCTTATCGAACTCTCGTTTAACGTAGTTCTTAACAGCTTCACCCATCTCCTTAGAGTCGACTTCGTGTTGAACGTAGTACCTGAAGTCGGAGAATGATCCCGAAGTGGGAGCACCTGCGAGTCCAGTTTTCTTTCTAGCTCGTGCTTTTTTTACTGCCATAACTATCACCATTTATCATAATATAGATATTATACCTCATTGCGAGGTAGAAGTAAAGCTTATTTTGAATATATTTTTGAGATATATTCTTCGAACTGTTCAACCTTCTCAACTCTGTCAGGCCATTTAATATACTCGCGCTCTGGATTAGCTTTCAAGTTATTAAGGAGAGGTGTGATTGCGTTATACAATTCGTCTAATTTGGTCTGGGTATTAGTAACTTTATCAGTGGACTTCTGTACGACATCTAATTCGTTTTCGTCTACTAGGGTGAACCCAAAATCGAACCCGTTATCCATGTAACACCTGAGCAGCACCTTTAGCCCATCCAACGGCAATTGATTCTACATGGAATAGAGAACGTGTTCCCATATCATCCGTGCTAACAACGTTACCTGATGCGTCCTTATATACAATACTGTATTGTGGACCTGATCCTAGTTGGTTTGGTATCTCGTGAACTTCCGCTACCGAACCGTCTTCTTTAAAATACTGATTCATAATTGCTAAATCCTTCCGCTAAAATATCTTCGTTGCCGTATGCTTCGTCTTCGTTTAACTCTCTTCTTTCAAAAAGTTGTTTAACGTGAACCATTTCGTGGCAAATTGTAGTAATTAATTCTTTAAGCTCTAACGTTTCCTCTACTTCTATTTCGTATTCGCCGTCTTCGCCTGATTCAAAAGCCCAGCCTACTACCCCGTCTTCCTTTAAATCTATTACTTGTAGGTCTATATATACCTCGTCTGGTACGCCTAGTTGCCCCCTACAAAAATCTACTACTTCGTAACCTAGTTCTAGTAAATTCATTTTTAAAGCCCCTTCAATTAATATACAACTATTATACCATATATCAGGGGCAAAGTAAACACTTATTTTACTTTATTTTAATGTTCTTTTACCTCTTGAGTGATCGATTCCATCTTACTCATATACATCATCAGTTCACGATCTTGGTGATCGCAAGTCTTTTCTAACAGATTGATGCGGTTTTCTAATACCTCTACCCTTCCTAACAACTTAACAACATCGTCCGTGGGTTTCCTAGTAATTGAAGCTATTGTAGAACCAGTCACTGCAGTTGAATTTGACATATTAATTTCCTTTATTTTCGTTTAATCTACTAGTCAATTCCATCTCGACTTCCTTGGCTAGTTCGATTGATGACTCAATGATATACACTAACTCGGGATTCTTCTGGGCTAGTATCTTTGCTTTAAGTAAGGTTATATTCAAAGCTTTAATCTTAACATGGATCTGTTCGTTAGAGTGTATCATAAGTATTTATCAATTCCCAGTGATGATTTCGTAGATTTCTTTCCAGTTATTTACACGAGTACAAGAGAAAGCATTAAGGTTAGTGTGGTTAGACATAAGCAAACCTTCTAAGCCAAACTTGTTTCCGTCAATAATGTTTTCTTCCTTATCTTCGATCCAGTAACAGTTAGTACCTTCCCATTGGGCTAGTACATCAGTCTTATCGTCCCCACAACCTAGGATAGTGAAACCATCCCACATTGACTCACCGAACACATTGAACAAGTTAGCTACACGCTTTTGCTGTGCTTCCTTGTTGGTAGTCTGTGAGGTAATCACGTGGAAGATATAACCGAACTCTTCATGTAATTTACGGACGTATTTAAT